TGGAAATCAGAAGTATTAAATACAGATTTTAGGTTTGGTAGTGGTAAATCATCTGGTAGTATATATAAAGGTATAGGTTCTTTTATAAGGAAAAAAGGTTTACAGCCAAGANTAGAAAAAGGTAAAAAAGGTGGAGGACAATTTAAAACTACACTACCATTAAAGATAGCTATGGTAAAGGTTCTATGGACAAAAGGAATAAAAGGTATAAGCTTTTTTCAAAATGCTTTAAGGGTTACATATAAGAACTTTCAAAATCAGTTTGCAAGAGAGTTTAATTTAAGTGTTATAGATTTAATAAGAAAAGAAACAACATAATATGGCAACATCAATAAGACAAAGAATGTTATTTAGAAAACCTGTACCAGTTGGACAGGATTTAATATTTTCATTAAAAAATGATGCAATAGTAGATAATGAGATACAAGTAAAATTTGTTGCTGAAGTGCATATAAGTGCTGGACAACCTCCAAACTTAGCAACTACAGATGATGTAATAGGAACTTTTAAAACAGTACCTAATAATGCTGGAGCTGGTATATTTAATTTTAGAGATATTATTGAAAGCTTTGTATCATCTGATAATTTAACAGCTTTTAGGGCTGTAGTGAAAGGTGAAGATGATGAAGAAAAAAATGGTGGTACTTATCCTTTACATATTATAGATAAATTTTCAAGAAATAGAAATTTAGCTAGACATTTTGCTGTAAAATTTAGTGTACAGTTTTTAGATCAAACTGTGGGTTCAGCTACTTTTAATGAGATAGTACAAACTGATTTTAGAAATAGCTCGAATCATTTCATATTTAATGGTTATGTATATCATGATGATACTTTTCAAATAGGAGGACCTCATGGAAATTCTTTTGGTTTTGATATGAGTACTCATCCTAATAACTATGAGTTAGGTAGCTCAGCACAGGCAAGATTTATGACTAATATGCCAGTTAGACAAACTGTAAATGCTAAAGATTATGGTACTTTAACTTTTTTTAGAAATAGTACACTTGATAGATTTCGTATAGAGTGGACTACACATGCTGGAATTACTAGTGGTTATACGCTTGTTTTATCTTCACTAAATGGGGCTTCATCAGCTGGGAATTTAGGAAGTAATATACAAAGACAATTTATATACTTAGGGTGTGGACCTGGTAATATTAGACAACATATTACTGCTTTTGATACTCTTTTAACTGCTGGTGATATTGATTTTTATACTATCACACCTCAAGATAGTAGCAACAATCAAGTAGGTAATGTTATGAGATTTACAGTAAACTGCCCTACTCTAAAAGGTTTTGAACCTATCAGGTTATGTTGGTTGAATCAATGGGGTGGATGGGATTACTATACTTTTAATATGAAATCTATAATAAACTTTACAACAAAAGGTAGTACTTATAATCAGTTGGGTGGAAGTTGGAATGAAGAGTCTTATAAACTAAATAGTTTTAAAGGAGGTACTAAATCTTTTAGAATGAATACTACTGAAAAGATAACTATTAATACTGATTACATTTCAGAGGAAGATGGTAAAGCTTTTGAAGTTTTAATAAACAGCCCTGAAGTAAGAATATTAACAGATTATATAGAAGAAACATCAAGTGAGTTTGATGAAAATGCGAATAACAAATATGTTGTACCATGTAGATTAACTACACAAAGTATTACAAGAAAAACAAAAGCAAATGATAACTTAATACAGTTTACATTTGAAATAGAAAAAACTAAAACATTAAGAACTCAAAGTATTTAGTATGTCAGTACAATTAGGTGTATTCCCGCAAAATGAAATAGATTTATCATATTTAAATAATATGAATTATAACTATTGGGTGGACGGTGATAATTTTCTTTATTTAAGTGCTGGAAATGTAAACAGTATAGCTACACCATCTACAAGTTTTGTACAAGATCAAATAAATCATTTTACATCAGCTACAGGTGGTATACAAGTTAATACCTCGTACTTAGGGGGTTCTAGTAGTGGTGGGNCTCAGCCATCAGCTACAGCTGGTTTATTATTGTTTCCTATAGAGCAAACCTGTTACATTCAAAGAATGAACAATATAATAGTAGGTGCTAACTATATATTTAGAATACAGCTTAATACTTATGTTGGTGGTACTGGTAATAACATGAAGTTATATGAATACAATGGCTCTTCACTTGTTAACATTACTACTCTTACACCTTTTGCAGCTACCTCTAGTAATGTAGCTTATCAATATGTAGTAAGCTTTTCATCACCTACACCTACTTTAGTTATAGAGTATGATAGTTTTACTGGTTCATCTATAGCTATAATTGATAGTATTGAGTTGTTAAATTCAACAGCACAGCCACCTATTGTTAATGATTTATCTATGAGTGGCGAGGTGCTTTTAGATTTGTATGAAGATGAAGATATACCTTTAACATTAAGTATAGATGATTTCACTAAGGTAGCTGAAAAAGTACAATCTTATAGTAAGAGCTTTAACATACCAGAAACTAAAAGAAATAAAAGAACTTTTGGTAATATATTTAATATAACAAGAGATGATGATGGAATAATTTTCAATCCTTATAAAAGAACTCAATCTATATTAAGAGTAGATGGTTTAGTAGTGTTTGAAGGATATTTAAGATTGATTGATGTTAGTGATAAAAATGGTGAAGTAAGTTATAATATAAACTTATATAGTGAAACAATAGCTTTAAAAGATTATTTAGGTGATTTAACTATAGGTGATTTAGATTTTACTGAGCTGGAGCATGATTATAATATGACTAATGTTAAAGCATCAGCTCATGATACAGGTACAAGCATTACCTATCTCAATCCAGACACCTCAGGTTTTAGAAATGATTACACAACTTTGAGATATCCCTTTTGTGATTGGAAACACCAGTATGATTATGATACTGATAATATGCCTATACTTGAAAAGATAGAAGATGTTTATAGACCATGGATACAATGTAAATACATATTAAATAGAATATTTGCTAATACACCTTTTACTTTTCAAAGTACATTTTTTGATAGTGATGATTTTGAAAAGCTATACATGGACTTTAACTGGGGTGATGATGGTATGCCTAGCTCTTTTGACTCACTTGTAAATCAAAGAATAGAATTTAATAGTGTAGGTGGTGGTACTACACTTGGAATACAAAGTATACCAACATCTTTTGCAACTGTAGAGTTTATGAATCCAGCAACTATTATAACATCAGCAGGTAATTATACGCAGCCAAATTTACCTTATTTAAATTATGGAACGGATGTTTTTCAATCTAATAGTGATAACATGGAAGTAATTATTACATATTTTTTTGCTATATATAATGCATCAGGTAATGACCCTACTATAACTAGTCAAGTAAATGCAACTATAGGAGGTGTAAATACAATTATTAATACAGTATCCCAAACTATACCTTTTCTTACTGGTACTAGTCATTATACTACGCCCCCTGTTACAACTGTAATAAACCTAAATAATTTAGATACTTTTACAATAGAAATAAAATCAGATATAGTTGGTATAAGCCAAATATTTACAGGTAATGCTACACCTTTATTAGATGGTAATACTAGTGGTGAATGTTTATTTAATATATCAGTAACATCAGTTACATCAGCTGATTTACTTATGACACAAAGGGGTGAGATGAAACCAATGGGGAGTTTTTNANTGGATTACTTACTATGTTTTAACATGCTTACTATTCCAAGTGAAAATTATCCCCAACAAATAGAGTTTGAAACATGGAGTGATGTATTTAAAAAACCAAATCCTACTAATGCTGGTAGTGGTAATGTAAATTTAAATGCTAGAGGTATTGTAAATGACTGGACATATAAAATTGATGAACAAGATATAAAGCTTACACCTTTAACAGAATTAAATAAAAGCACTATATTTAAGTTTGTTGATGACCCAGATGATCACTTTGCAAATGTATATTTTAAAGCTATTAGAAGAGAATATGGAAGTAAAGTTTTTGATGCNAGTGGCGCTACTTTATTAGATGGTGAAGAGGTGATTGAAGCTGAACCTTTTGCAGCAACAGTAATAAAAACCTTTGGAAAACTATTTGGGTGAGCTTATAGTACCATCTTTATGTGGTTTTAGTGATGGTAATTTTAAAGGTTTTGATAATGAAGCTAGAATACTATTTAATTGTGGAGAGGTTACAATGACTAATGAACACTATGCATATCCATCACAGAATGGAGTNNCTGGTGATAGTGATTATAAAAAATTCTTACAATTTAGCCATACTACTGAAATACCATGTACTAATGCTAGTTATGATTTTGTATTTGAAAGTGCTAACTTATTTAGTGGAGTAGGAAGCCCTACACTTAACAACTTATTTAATCTATATTGGTTGCCTTATTTAAGTGAGTTATATAATGCAAACACTAGATTATTAACATTAAAAATAAATTTATCAGCATCAGATATAAATACTTTTTCATTTTTTGATTTAGTATACATAAAACAAAGAGTATTTAGAGTAAATAGAATTGATTACAAACCTAAAGATTTATCAACTGTAGAACTAATAATGATACCATAATGCCAACTAGAACACCAAGAGCAAGAAGTGTAGTAGAAAAATTAGAAGGAAAATTATTAAAACCAGCTAGAACTTTATCTAGTGGAAAAGTTTTGTTTACTCAAGATGATGATTATTTTGTACAAGTTGATCAAGAAACATGTGAAGCTTATGGGTACAGATATGATAAAACTACATCATCATGTTATGCTTTTACTGGTGGTGTAAATTTAATAAAAGATATAAGAAAACAAAATAATGTAGTTAAAGGAGTTGGTAATACTATAAGAACTGGAGTAGTAAATAATATTATTAGTGGAAGTAAAAATACTTTTGATGGTAAAAATTTCAATGATTTAACTTTAGGAAATCAACATACTTTAGCTAATGGTGTAAATAACAGTATAACTATAGGAAGGTTAGCTAATGTAACAACAAGTAATTCATTATATATTGGTGGTAATACTACAGATGATTTATTAGGTGAAAGACAATCTATTCAAGTACTTTATGGATGCCAAACTACAGGGACTGCAAATGTATCAAGTGGTATAAATAATGTAAGTGGTGTAAGATATGCAATACCAGATAATTGTATTATTTATTTTCATGCTGATACAATAGCTGTTAGGACAGCTGGTTCATCTGGTACTGGAGCTGTAGGTGATTATGCTAGTTATGTTGAAAGGGGTGTAATAATTAACAAGAGTGGTACAGCTAGTATACAAAGAGAGAGAGATACAATTAAAACAAGTGGTACTGTTACAAACTGGAGGATATTAGCTGAGGTAGGTACTGGTAATACTTTAGCTTTGAAGGCTAGAGGTAATACTAACCAAACTCTAGAATGGTGTATGAATGTAACTATAACACAAATAACAACTAATGTTAGTTTATAAAATATAAGATATGGCAGAAGAAATTTATATGAGTATAAAGTCTGATGTAAAATCAGCTACAAAAGATACTCAAGAATATACTAAAAGTTTAAAAGAAGCTCAACAAAATGTAAAAGAAATAAACACAGATTTATCAATACAGAATAAAGTAATATTAGATTTAGAAAAAGAATTACTAAGATTAAAACAAATTCAGGAAAGTATACCTAAAGGGGCTTTTTATGCTGGACAGGCTAAGTTAAATGAAGATATAAGGAATGTAACAGCTGAATTAAAAAGAGAAAAACTAGGATTAAAAGAGTTAAAACAGCAACAAAAGGAAGCTACAACAGAAGTTAAAGAGTTTAATGCTGCAAACAAAGAAACTGTAAAGACATTAGGTGATCAGATAGCTGATTTTAAAGTATTTGGTGTTTCTCTTAGTGGTATTAAAAAAGGTTTTGCTGGTATTATTCCTATAGCTAAGGCATCTTTTGCTACAATTAGAGCTGGATTAATTTCAACTGGTATAGGTGCTTTTATAGTTGCTTTTGGTCTTTTGATAAATTATGTAACACAAACAAAAAGAGGTGCTGAAGCATTACAAAGGGGTTTAACTGCATTAGGTGCCGCTGTAGATGTTGTAAGAGATAGATTAAGTGGTTTAGTTGATGGTGTTGGTTTATTGTTTAGTGGTGAATTTAGTGAAGGTTTTACAAAACTAAAAGAACAATTTACAGGAATAGGTGATGAGATAGTAAGAGAAACTACATTAGCTATAGCTTTAAAAAAGAGTTTACAGGCTTTAGTAGATAGCGAAAGAGATTTAAATGTAGAGTTTGCACAAAGAAGAGCTGAAATAGAACAACTAAAATTAAAATCTGAAGATTTAACTTTAACAGATAAAGAGAGATTAAAAGCTTTAGAAGATGCTAATGAAATAGAACAAAAATTAAATGCTCAAAAAGTAGCTAATGCTGAAGAGGAAGTAAGAATATTTAAAGCACAAATAGGACAAAGTGAGAATCTACAAGAAGATTTACAAAAGGTTGCTGATGCTGAAATAAAACTAGCTAATGTAAGGAGAGAGAGTGCTAGAAGGCAGCAAACTGTAGAAGCTAGAGCTAACACTATTAGAAGAAAAACTGAAAGGGAAAATGAAGCTAAAAGAAAAGAAGCTGAAGATAAAAGAATTGCTGATGAAAAAAGGAGAGCTGATGCTCAAGCTAAAAACAATAGAAGATTTTAATAAGTTACTTGAGGATAATAGAATTAATAGTATTGAAGATGAGGAAGAGAGAGAGAGAGCTTTGATTGAAAGGCAGAATGAAAGGAGGTTAAATCAAATTCATGAAACTGTAGAGGATGAAAAAGAAAAAAACAGACTATTACTATTAAATAAAGAATTATTTGAAGAAGAAAGTGATGCTGTAACTCAAAAGTTTAGAGCAAAATATGAAGAAGAAGAAGAAGAAGATGCTAGAAATGAAATAAGAAGAAAAAAAATAATAAGAGATCAAACTGTAGGTTTAGCTAAAAGTGGTTTAAGATTAGTTNGTGAGATAGCTGGTGAAGGTTCTAAAGTAGGTAAAGCTGTAGCTGTAGCTGATGCTACTATTTCTGGAATACAGGGNGTACAAAATGCTTATAGTACAGCTCAAAAATCACCTGTTACAGCTGTTTTTCCAGCATATCCTACTATTCAGGCTGGGTTGGCTGCTGCTTTTTCGGCATTACAAATTAAAAAAATACTTTCTACTGACTCTAGTGGTAGAGGTGGTGGTGGTGTAGGTAATGCTGGNGGAGGTGCTGGTGGTAGTGGTGGTGGAAGAGGTGTACCAAATGGAAATGCTTTAGGTGGTTCTTTTGAACTTACTGGAGGACAAGAACCAGAACCATTAAAAGCTTTTGTAGTGACAGATGAAATGACCTCAAGCCAGAACCAGTTAGCTAATATTAGAAGAAGGAGTACGATATAAAAATCAAATAAATTAATTTAAAATATATATAATAATATGCCTTGCAAAAAATGTGAAAACGGAAACTTTAAGTTTGGTAATACTGGTAAATGCGAGTATGAAACCAAAGCTGAATGTGAAGCTGCTAACAAAGATTACTATGAAGATTTACAAGAAACTAAAATAGTAGAGTTAGTTATTAATGATGAAAACGAAAGCTTAGCTATTGATGCCATCAGTTTAGTTACTGCCCCAGCTATTGAACAAGATTTTGTATACTTTAATAAATCAAAGAATAATCTTACTTTAGCTAAAATAGATGAGGAAAAGAGAATGGTGGTGTCACCAGCCCTGATTCCAAACAAGCAGATTTATAGATATGATGCTCAGACAGATAGTGACTACTATGTATACTTTTCGCCAGAAACTGTAAGAAAGGCTAGTGAGTTATACTTAAAGCATAACAATCATCATAAAGCTACTTACCAACATCAAGATAGAGTAAGTGGTGTTTTAACAGTTGAAAGCTGGGTAAAAGAAGGTGATATGGATAAATCAAAGTTGTATGGCTTTGACCTTCCTAATGGCACATGGTTTGTTAAAATGCGTATCGATAATGATGAGCTGTGGCAGAAGATTAAAGCTGGTGAATTGAAGGGCTTAAGTATAGAGGGCTATTTCACAAATCGTTTTGAAGCTATGCAAGAAAAACAAGAACCAACAAACGAAGAAATACTAAAAGCTTTGAATGAAATAATCAAAGAAATCAAATAAATAATTAACTAATATATATATTAAAAAAAAGAACCTATGGATTTAAAAGAACAAATTTTAGTAGCTCTAGGACTTAACAAGGAAGAAACTAAGTTAGGTTGGCAGGGTAAATCTGATGACGGTACAATGTTTGTATCTACAGCTGAAGAGTTAGAAGCTGGTGTGGATATTTCTGTATTGACTGAAGATGGAAGTACAATATTATTACCAACAGGAAATTATTCTACTGATGAGTTAAATTTTACTGTAGAAACTGAAGGTATTGTAAAAGAAGTGATGCGTAAAAAGGAAGATGAAGAAGAAGAAAAAGAAGAAGAAGAAAAAGAAGAAATGAAATCTGAAGCAGATGAGGCTTATGAAAAAGCTGATTTTGAAGATAAAGAAGATAAAGATAAAGATAGATATGCTGAAGATTTTCCAGAAACACCAGCTGAAAAGGCTGACTGGGCTAAAACCTATGAAGAGATGAAGGATAAGGTAAAAAACCTAGAAGATGCAATAGCTGATATTAAAGCTAGAATAGGTGAAACTGGAGATAAGGAAACAATGTCTGAAGAGGTTAAAGAAGAAAAAACTGAATTATCTTTAGATGAATTAAAAGAAGAAAACAATAAGTTAAAAGAAGAGTTAGCTAAAACACCAGCTGAAGCTCCTTTAAACACAAATAAATTTAGCTCAAGCAAAGCTCCAATAACTAGAGGGCAATACAAAAAAATGACAGCTAGAGATAAGTTTTTACACGATTTAAACAGATAAAATATTAACTAATTTAAAAAATAAAAATTATGGCATTCAATGTGACGAGTAATTTCTCGGGTAAGGCGGCTGGATTCTACATCAGTGCAGCCCTAAAACAAGCAATTTCACTAGATTATTTAACATCTATTGAAAACATTAAATTTAAAAGTAACATTCAGAAAATGGCTGGTTCTGGTGTAGTGAAGGACGCAACATGTGACTTTACTGATGCTGGTACTTTAGCCCTTACTGAAAAAGTATTGACACCAAAGAACCTACAGATAAACTTAGATCTTTGTAAAAAAACATTATTATCATCATGGGAGGCTCTTGAGATGAGAGCTGGTGCTGGTGCGCCACCTCCTGTATCTTTTGAGGATTATGTAATATCTTACATGGGTGAGATTATTGCTAATGCAACTGAAACATCTATATGGAGTGGTGCAGCTGCTAACAATGGAGAGTTTGAAGGATTTTTAACTGCTACTACAGGAGCTTTTGCTGTAGATGGTACTGTAATATCTTCAACTGCATCAGCTGCTTATTCAGCTGCAAATATTGTAGCAAACTTACAAACTTTAACAGCTGATATGGCTGCTAATATTTCACCTCTTTTAACTAGAGATGATTTATATATATACATGAATGCTAAAACTTATGCTTTCTATGTATCAGCTATATCTACATTAGGATACTTAAACGCTTACAACATGGGTACTGATTATGTTCCTGTATTTGAAGGCTACAAGATTGCTGTTTGCCCTGGAATGGCTGACAATCAAATGGTTGCTGCTGAGAGAGGAAACTTATTCTTCGGTACTGACCTTTTAAGTGACCACACTAGAATTACTATCATGGACATGGCTAACCTTGACGGTAGCGACAACATGAGATTAGTAGCTAGATATAGTGGTGGTGTTCAGTTAGGAGTAGGTGCTGATATAGTACATCAATCATAAATAAATTAAATAGTGGTAGGGGCGTAAAAACCTCTACCTCTTTAACCTTTAAAACAATATAAGACATGGCATGTACATCTTTAACTAAAGGTAGACAACTAGACTGTAATAGAGTAGCTGGTGGTGTTAAGTTTATATACTTTGCTGTATATGACCAAATATCATCATTTGCTTATGATAGTACAAATTCTGAAGAAATTGATACAATAGATTTCGGTGGAAATAATCTGTACAGATATACAGTACCAAGAGGTTCTACCTCAATAACTGACACAATAACTGGCTCGACTGAGAATGGAACTATATTCTATGCTCCAGCTCTAGCTATGGTGTTAAACAGATTAAAAGTAAAACTCAGGAACAAGTAAAATTATTAGGACAAACTCAAGTGGTAATCTTTGCNCANCTTAANGCTACTCATCCAGCAACAGGAAATGATGTNATGATGGTATTAGGTATNAACAATGGTATGCAGCTAAATAGTGGAACTGAAGAAAGTGGGGCTGCCTTCGGAGACCGTTCAGGATATACTCTTAACTTTGATGGCTTAGAGAGTAGACCAATGGCAATGATGGAAGATCAAGCAGCTGGTGCCGCTGTATTTACTCAAACTGGAGTTACTGGTTTGAATAGTATTATTAGTACTGACGCTTAATATTATTTGTAGTTTTATTATAGCTTGATGGAGGTGGGGTGGTTCGACCATCTATAGATTTATCTAGCGTTCATCATAGAAAGGAGTAGCTTCGGCTACTCTTTTTTTTATTTAGCAAATAAAACCTAAGTATTTATATATTATAATAGTATGATACAAGGAACTACAGAAACAACTTTTAAAGCTTACATATCTACAGAAGATAATAGAATAGATACAGCTAAAGCATCAACTCAGATAAGACACTTATTTAAGATTACAAATGATTTTAGTGGTGCTATAGTTTATTGTTATCCTACAGAAACAATATACAATAGATATACAGAATTTACTTTTACTTATGCTCTAAATCCAGATATGTTTTTTAGGACAGGTAGATTTAAAAACCATCAGGATATTACAAATATGAGGTATATGAGGTAGCATGGATAGGTACAGTAAGTGTTACTGATACAACTGCACCTAGTACAGAAACTGATGTATTACCTGTTGCTGATACTAATGGTATTGTAAAAGGTTTAGTTACAAAAGGTAAACTATTTATAGATGATAAATCTGGTACAGCNCAAGTACAATATACTGAACATCCAGAACCTAGTGAAAACAACTATATCTGGTATGGTGATAGTGGTTTTGAAAATGCTTTCAGTTTAGATTTTGATGGTGTTGATGATTATGTTGATTGTGGTGATGGAGCTATATTTACTATAAATCATTCAGGTGCTAATAGAGGGTTTACAACATCATTCTGGTTAAAGCTTACAAGTGGTGCTACAGCATCTCAAGTTATACTAAATAAAAGTGATTTCTTTGGTGGAGGTTCTTTTAGATATGAATATTTAATTACAAGTGATTTTGAGAGTAAACCTAGAATAGTTATTTATGGTGGTGATAGTAATACTATATTCCAGCAATTTGTAATAAATACTGTTTTAGCAGCTGATACATGGTACCATATAGGGTTTACTTATGATTTAGGTAGTGGTTCTACCTCTATACTGGGATATTTAAATGGAGTACAAGCTACAGCAACAAGTGGAGGAACTTATACTAGTGGAGGTACATGGAGTGCGCCAGTAAATACAGTAGCTCCTTTGTTTTTTGGTAGACAAGCTGCAAACTATGGGCAGATAAAATTGGATGAGGTTGCTTTATTTGATGATGTAATAAGTGGTGGTAAAATGATATCATATTACAATAATGGTGAACCAACAAACTTAGCAGCTGAATCAAACATAATAGGATACTGGAGAAATGGTGATCCTAATGGCACAGCATCATTCCCTACTATAGATGATTTAACATCTTTTGATAATGATGGTACTATGACTAATATGAGTAGTAATGATATAATAAATGATGCACCATAATGATATATGTAATATTTGAAATAGCAAATTTAGATACAGTAAACTTTAATGAGGTTTTAGAGAATAATGCTGATACATTAAGATTATCAATAGATGGTACAAAAACAGTTTTAAAATTTAACGGTAATACACCAGATTTTTTAGTAGGTTTACAACAATATAACCATAAGGAAATACTTGCAATAATGCAGACACCTGAATGGAATAACAGATAATAATTATGAAAGAAATAATAAATATTAATTTAGAAACAAGNACAGCTCCTGAGATAAAAGAAGTTAGTAATAAAGAATATATTACTTATGGNACTGAAAACTGGGCTAATTTATTTCCTCAGTTTTTAATTGATTTTGTATTATAACAGCTCAACACAGGCAGCTATTATAAATGCTACAGCTGAAATGATTTCTGGTGAAGCTTTAGTAATTGAAAATGAAGAGGATAGAAATCTTGAAGCTAGAGTTAAACTTGAAAACTTTATGAATAGAGCAAATGGTAATGAGAGCTTACATGAAGTTAATAAAAAAAATAGCTTTTGATTTTAAGCTACAAGGAGCTTTTGCCTTGAATATTGTTTGGACAAAGGATAGAACTGAGATAGCTGAAATTTATCATGTCCCTGTGGAAAAGGTTAGAGCCGAGCGACCAGATGAGTTTGGAAAAGTGAGAGCTTATTATTTATCATCAGACTGGGCTAATACTAGACATAATAGACCTGTAAGGATACCAGCTTTCAATGTTAATGATAGAACATCACCTAATCAAATAATGTATAGTGGATTGTATAGCCCTAGTATGAATGTCTATCATACGCCTGATTATGTTGCTGCTAATAACTGGGCTTTATGTGATCAGAAAATTGCTGAATTTCACCTAAATAATGTGACTAATTCTTTTAGTGGTAGTTACATGATTTCCTTCAATAATGGGGTGCCAACAGCTGAAGAGAGATATCAAATAGAAGAAAGCTTAAAAGAAAAATTTACTGGCAGTAAGGCAGCTGGGAGGTTTGTACTTACATTCTCAGACGATAAAAGTAGAGCCCCAGAATTGATGCCTTTAAATACAGCTGATTTAGACAAGCAATATCTCGCCTTACAAGAACTACTCGTTCAAAACATTCTTACAGGACATCGTGTGACCTCACCAATGCTCATGGGAATCAAGAGTGACACAGGTTTAGGTAATAATGCTGACGAAATCAATAGTGCTGCCAATTTCTATTTGAATACAGTTGTAAAACCATTCCAAGACCATATAGTAAAAGAGTTAAGAAAAATATTCCAAGTGAATAACATGGATATGCCTGTAAACTTTGTACAGTTAAAACCTATTACTACAAGATTTACAAACCAAGATTTGATGGCTGTGATGACTCAGGATGAGATAAGAGAGGAACTTGGGTTACCTCCATTAGATGAAGAGGTAGTAGTAAAAGAAGATTTAGCTAAAGTAGGTACTATGATTACAGATGGTAAAGAATTACCTTTATATGAAACAATAGAGGAAGCTGAAGCTGAAGCTAAAAGAATTGGATGTAAAGGCTATCATGAACATTCGCAAGATGGTAAAACTTACTACATGCCATGCGAAAACCATGAACAAATAAAAGATTTAAAATTAAAACATAAACAAGAGTTTGAAGCTTTTATAGATAGTATGGAAGATGTTTCTGATGAATGGGAGTTGATAAGTGAAGAGGTTGTAGATGGTGAACATCAAGAGTTTTGATTTTGAACGTACTTTAAATGATTTTGCTTATTTAAAAACAGAACTAGCTAGTACTGGTACTGCTAGACCTAATGCAAGAAGTGANCAAGATGGATTAAATAAATCTGGTAATGATTTTTATAAGGTAAGATATGTATANGCTGAAGATGAGTTTTTAAAAAGGTAAAACAGGNGCTGAAAGACCTTTCTGTATAAAGATGATGGAAGCTGGTAAAGTGTATAGGAAGGAGGATATTTTACAAATGAGTAACATGGTTGTAAATGATTACTATTATTCTGATAGACAAAACAGGAATATAGGTTGGGGTGCTAATGGTGATTTAACTTACTCAATTTGGTTAGCTGATCAACATGAAGGTTGCTGTAACTCATTGAATAACAATAAGTTAGAACTTTACAAAGGTGGTGGAAATTGCCACCATTTCTGGTTAAGAAGGATTTACAAAACATCTCTAAGAGGTGCTAAGAGCAAGATAAATGATAGCCAGTTAATAGGATATACTAAAGCAAGAAGTGAAGGTTTTACAGCTGAAAAAAATGATAATCTAGTTGCAAAGCCTCCTAGAAGAATGAAGGATAGAGGTTTTTTACCTAAATAAAAAAGATAAGACATGGCATATATATTACTAATAAGTGAACAAAAATTAAAAGAAAGTACAGCTATCTCACAAAATTTAGATACTGAGATACTATTGCCNTATGTAAGACAAGCTCAGAAGCTTTATGTAGAAAGTAAGCTAGGTACTAAGTTAACAGATAAGCTAAAAGATTTAGTTAAAAATGGTACTCTAGGAAATGTAGGTAATGAAAACTATAAAACTCTAGTTGATGATTATATAGGTGACATGTTNCCAAACTGGGCATTTTTTCATGCTGTCCCATTCCTTAGATTTAANATNGAGAATGGCAATATATATTCTAAAACATCAGAAACTGGTAATAGTTTAACAACTGAAGAAAGTCAACATTTGAGAGAGGAAATTAGAAATACGGCTGAGTATTATACTGAGAGAATGATTGATTATGTTAGACAGAACATAAGTTTTTTCCCAGAATACAATACGAATACTGGGGCTGATGTTGACCCTGATCCTAATGCATATTATAACAACATGAACCTAGAGAGACCTAGACAGGGTACTGAACTTACTTTAAGAAACTTTTAAATGCATCTGATTACTCATAATAGAAAACACTACAAACCAAAATTAAAATGTTACTAAGTTGAAATCATACTTAGATAAAATACTACAAATGGAAACGTAAAGATACAGTACAGGTAGCTGTAGCAAATAGTACAGCAATA